TTGGCCCTAACATTTCCACGACAAATAACTTTACGCTTCCGTCTGCTGATGGAACTAACGGGCAACCTTTGCAAACTAATGGAAGTGGATCTCTAAGTTTTGCGACATTGCCTGTAGCCGGTGGTGGAACTGGTGCAACATCTTTGGCTAGTATTACTGTCGGTACTGCGACGACTGCTACAACGGCTACTACATCGACTAATCTGGCTGGTGGTTCTAACGGAACAATTCCTTATCAAACTTCCTCCGGTACAACTGCGATGTTAGCAGTTGGCACAGCCGGTCAAGTATTGCAAACAAACGGTGCTGGCGCTCCAAGTTGGATAACCGCTAGTGCTGGTGCAATGACATTAATTAGCACATTAACAGCTAGTGCCTCAGCATCATTAGATTGGACAAATTTAAATGCGGCAAAAAATTATTTAATATTATTTTCTAATTTTAAACCTACAACTACGGGACAATCTTTAAATTTATTGTGCGGCACTGGAAGTACATTTAGTACTAGCAATTATTATTGGTGTACTACTCTTTCTGGGGCAAGTAGTGTAAGTAATATTTATGGGAATAATGATTCCAGTGTAGTTTTAGATGCTAATATTGGAGTTCAAAACTCAGCAGTATATGGCGCAAGCGGATTTATTTATGTAACAAATAATCCAACAACAAGTTTGCCAAATTTTACAGCCCAAGTATCAACTTACGTTGGTGGGAGTACTCATACTTGTAATACAACTGGATTTAATACTGTTGGTGGACAATCTGCATTTAAATTGATGTTTGCTTCTGGAACAATTGCTGTTGGAACTGCATCTCTTTACAGTATTTCAACTTAAAGGTAAATATGTCATTAAATAATCAAATTCAAGCATATTTAAAACACGCTAATATTGCTTTTGTATCTGGTGATTACCAAACGGGTGAGCCTAATGGTGAAGCTGACCAAATCTTGTTTTGGGATGAAAAGTTGGGTGCTATACCAAACGCAGAACAACTAACGTCAGCGTTTGAAATTGTTAAAAATTTAACGCAAGAAGCAACAGTTCGTGTTGACCGCACAAAGCGGTTAGCTGAATGTGATTGGACACAGATTGCTGATAGCACTGTTGACAAGGCTGCATGGGCTACTTATCGTACTGCACTGCGCGATATTACGAAGGCAGACGGTTTTCCTTGGACAATGGTCTGGCCTACGCAACCATGATTACAGTCTGGAAAATTCTTAACATTTCCGCTGAATCCGATGTTATTACAGAAGCAAAGTATTTTGTAAAAGCTACGGATGAAGTAAATGTTGTAGAAACAGAAGGTAACTGGCATTTTGATAAGTTCACTTGCAATACGCCATTTGCCAATGTGACTGAAAAAATGGTCATTGAGTGGATAAAAGCTGGCGCTATGAGAGATGGACGGAATGTAATAGAATCACGCCTAGAAGAACAATTGGCACTTTTAACGAAGTCGAATTCTGTTGCGTCTCCTTGGAAACCGCCTGTGTTTACATTGGAAATTTAACATGACAACGCCAATTGAGATTATCAGCAGAGCATTGAAAGACATTGGTGCATTGGAGTCTGGCGAAACCCCAACGCCAGATGCAGCGCAAGATGCTTTTGATATGCTCAATGATTTGGTAGATCAATGGTCTAACGAACAGATGATGGTCTTTTACAAGACTGAAATCATTTTCCCTGTTGTTTCTGGTCAGACGCAGTACACAATTGGCCCCGGTGGTGAAATCGGCGCTAACTTCGTTGGCTCTATTGCTGGCACTACGCTAACCGTAACGTCGATCACTTCTGGCGCTATTGCTCTTGGTCAAACAATCACCGGAACTGGCGTCTCTGCTGGAACAACCATTGTTGCCTTTAAATCGGGCGCTGGTGGCAATATCAATGAAGCTGGTACATACACAGTCAACATCAACCAAACAGTCGCCAGCACTGCTATATCGGCCTTCTATCAGCGTCCGTTGTCGATCAATGGTGCGTTTGTTCGTGTCAACACAAATAGCAACGGTTCACCTATCGCTAACGGCGGTTTGGACTATCCTGTTTCGATTCTGAACATTGACGATTACGCCATGATTGGCTTGAAGACGCTGAACGGCCCTTGGCCCAAAGCTGTTTACTACCAACCTTCGGAAGTGCTAGGCAACATCTTTGTTTGGCCTAATCCAGCGCAAGGCGAATTGCATCTGTTTACGGACACAATCTTTTCTCGCTATGGCACATTGTTTGATTCAATCAGCTTGCCACAAGGCTACACAATGGCGCTACGTTGGAATCTTGCTGAACGCTTGATGCCGATGTATGGCAAGGCTTCGCCAACACAAATCAGCTTGATTCATAAGTTTGCGACAGAAGGCAAAGCTACTGTTAAACGCACAAACATGAAACCGCCGATGGTTGCACGTTACGCTGATGCTTTGCTAGTTGGTCGGCAAAAAGATGCTGGTTGGATACTTTCGGGAGGTTTCTTCCGTTGAGAGATTCCGGTAAACACTTAAAAATCAATAGCTAAACATATAAATGGCCGCACGCAAAATTTTAGAAGATGTTTGGGATTTAATCGCTAAAAAAGGTGAGGATGATTGCTGGGAGTGGAAAGGTTGTAAAAATAGTACAGGCTATGGAAGTATGATGGTTAGTCAAATTCCATATTCTTCCCATAGAATTGTTTATTTTTTAACATATCCAAACACCATTACAGTTGCAGCACCAAAAGATAAATCAATAAAAGAGTTTATTTTGCATAAATGCGACAACCGAGCATGTTGCAATCCAAAGCATATGACTCTTGGAAATTATGACGATAACAATAAAGACGCTAAATCAAAAGGACGATCAAACGCGTGCAAAGGCGAAAATCATGCAAAAGCAAAATTAACGCAAGAACAAGCAGAACAAGCACGATTATTTAGAGGTCATGGTTGGAGTTTTGTTGAAATTGGTAAAATTTTTGGAATTCATGCAAACAACATTTCACGAATTTGTAAATATCGTGGATATTTAGGATCGGGAGTGTAAGCATGGACTTCGGTTTTGTTGGCCCTTCTTACGAAGCCCCTTCGATTTATCAAGAGGCGCAAGAGTGCATCAACTTTTTCCCTGAGATTGACCCGCTTAAACAGCCCGGCAATCGCGGGGTAGTTGCGCTGTATCCAACCCCCGGTCTAACAATCCACGCAGTATTGCCAAATAAGCAAGAGGTTCGAGGCTTGTACACTGTCTCCGGTGGCGCTCAAATGATTGCCGTTTCTGGCCCTTACGTTTATGCGCTTACATCGGATTTAGTGCCTAACGTTATTGGGGTTTTAAACTCTACTACTGGTCGTGTTGGCATTGCTGACAACGGCGTTAATGTCAATATTGTGGATGGCGCTTATCGCTACTCATGGCGCATTTCAAGCCCTGCTAACGCGGTTTTTACTGGCTCTGTGTCGGGGACTGTTCTTACAGTTACTGGCGTCAGTACGGGAACGATTACAGCCGGTCAATCGCTGCTTGGTGTCGGTGTTACACGAGAAACCGTTATCACTTCATTGGGTACTGGCACTGGTGGCGCTGGAACATACAACATTAATTTATCGCAAACGCTTACGCCTCGCGCTTTAAATTCGGCTACGGTTGGCGCTCAAGTTACTGGCTCAATTACGGCAACAACGCTAACTGTCACAGCGGTTGCAAGCGGTGTTATTTCTGTAGGCCATACGATACAAGGCGCTGGCATTACGGCTGGCACTATTGTTACGGCAATTCTTACGGGTTCTGGTGGGGTTGGCACTTATACCGTCAACGTCTCGCAAACCGTAGTATCTGAAACGATGTATGCAATTGCATTTAGTGTGTTGCCAAATACAGACGGTGCATTTAGTGGTGGAACGGCTATTTTTACGGTAGACAATTACTTTGTTTACAACAACCCCGGCACGCAGCAATGGGGTTCAAGCGATTTGCTTTCTCCCTTGTCGCAGTCAACCAGCTATGCGTTTAAGGACGCAACACCGGACAAGCTAGTTACGTTAATTGTTGACCATCGTGAAATTTATTTGATGGGCGAGGCATCATCCGAAGTGTGGATAGATGTGGGCGCGGTTCCGTTCCCTTTTCAGCGGATACCGGGCACTACTACGCAGCACGGCGTTGCGGCTAAATTCTCTATCGCACGGGTTGATAACTCATTTGCTTACGTTTCCCGCAATTCTCGTGGTCAAGCGCAAATCATGCAAATGGTCGGCTATGTTCCACAACGCATTTCAACTCATGCTGTAGAAAATTCAATCACACAGCAATACATAGATGATGCTATTGCTTGGACGTATCAGCTTGAAGGCCATGAAGTTTATGTAGTTACGTTCCCGTCTATTGAGCTAACGTGGGCTTATGACGCAACTACGAAGATGTGGCACAAATGGCTGTACACAGAGGATAGTGGGCAATTTACGCGGCATCGCGGCGAATGTCTTGCGCTATTCCAAGGATTAGTTCTTGTTGGCGACTATCAAAACGGCAAAATCTACGAAGTTGACAAGAAAAATTACACGGATGACGGGCAGACGATTCGCCGATTGCGCCGCGCTCCACATTTGATTACTGATATGCAACGTCAGTATTTTGACGAATTGCAGATTCAATTCCAGCCCGGTGTTGGGACTACGGGATTGTCAATAAACATCGGTGTTATACCTTTGGCAAGCACTTACATTATTTATCCGAATGCAATATTTTCAATTGGCCCTACTGAAACGTTTGTTCTTGGCGCTCCTGCTATTTCTATTCCAAGCACTACAACTAACCCACAAGCGATGCTTCGGTGGTCTAATGACGGTGGCTCTACTTGGTCGCGTGAACATTGGGTGTCTATTGGTCAAATTGGCAAGTACAAGAATCGTGCGATATGGCGCAGACTTGGCACAGCGCGTGACCGTGTGTATGAAGTGTCTGTTTCTGATCCGGTAAACATGGTGATTGTTTCGGCAAACCTTAAATCATCGGCAGGAGAAAATTAATGGCTACGAGTGGATTATCTAATTCGCAACAGTTAAATCCGTATCCGCA